GAATTCACCATTATAATCAAGCAAAGTATTAATATTTAATTCACCAGTATCAAAAGTATATTTATCTAAACCATTATCATATCTATAAAAACATTTATTTCTTATTATAACATTTTCTCTTTTTGTTCTACTGATACTATAATTCAAAACATCAGTTTCATCTATAACATAATCTATATCATCTTCTGTGTAATTGTTTTTAATTGTTATCAAACCAAAATTACCCTCTTGAGTAAAACTAAAAAAACTTTGTGTCTCTTTAGATATGTCTTGTAGCAAGTTCTTAGCTTCTACACTATCATCTATACAAAATCCCATCTTCCAACCATTATATACTGCTCTTGATTCTTCTATAAGATTATGATCAAAAAAGTTTGTATCTAAAACATTATCACCTAAACCATAATTAAGCTCTCTTGATAACAAATTAATAAATATGTCTGTTGGTTTTTCTACTATTCCATTTGTTTCAAATACAACATTTGGGTTTGTAAAAAATTCTGTTTTTATAGAATCATAGTTTATATGTTTCCATAGCTGTGTTATATGTGGTGTTGTTTGTCCATTCTCATTTGGATTTTCATTCCATAAATATAATTCTAATCTATTTCCTGCTTGAACTTCACCATTTTCTATATGTGATTCTACATCACATATGTCTTTATTAATAACATTAATTAGTTCATCTAAATATGGTGTTAAATTATCAATCCATATATCAATACTTTCATTAGTATTTAAATCTACACCTAAATCCCATTCAGGTAATTGCAATCCTAAATTATCAACCTCTATATCTTGTTGATATAAATATTTAAATATTGATGTTATTAATAATCTTCTATATGATTCATATTCATTAATATTATTATAAAAAGTTTCTAAATATTCTTCATAAGCATTTACAGGATAATCATTACCCCAGCTATTGTTTAAACTTGTATCAAATATTTTTCTCATAAATTGAACATAATTGTTTTCACCAAGTTCATATTGACTAAATAAATTTGCTGTATATTCACCATTAGGTAGTGTTTTAATCAAATCCAATGATTCTTCTTTTAGTTGATTAAATACTACATTTTCATATATGTTTCTATATAGTTTTTTAACTAATCCATGTAAAATGTTTGCAATAACTTGATTAGATTGTGAAAATTTACTATCATCAGATTCTGATGTTCTTTTATATGGAAAATCAGAAACTAAATATTGAAATGCAGTTCCATAATCAAAATTATCTACAACTCCAAAATCATAACTATTACCTGAGTCAATAAAAAACATAATGTTTAAAAAAGTATTAGCTTCACCTTTATTAGAAAAATTGTGATACATTTGGTCAAAATACAGATCCCATTCATTTATTAATTCATCAAAGTTAGGTAGTGTATTATCTAATCCAAGTGCTGCTTCATTTGGTGTTACATTTATTTCTTCTTGTAGTTGTGTTAAATTAGTAATGTTTTCTGTTGAAGAATAATCTTTCCTTCCTGTAATTGAAGCATAAAATGTTTCTGATTCATAATTTGATTTTTCAACAAAATATATAAATGAAAAATTAGCTAACTGCATACCTAAACTTTGTTCTGTGTTACCTTGATAATTTTCATAAAACAAAGCTAAATCAGTTTCAACCATACCATCAAAATTATTCTTTGTTTCTGTGTGGTCAAACCTTCCATTGCTATCTCTATATTCTTTAAATATTCTATTTCTTGCAGTTTTGCTATTATAAGAAGGCATTAAAGAAACATCTGATGATCCTGTTTCTGTATCTTGTGTTAGTAATGTTGCTAAATCAGATTCAGATGTTTCATTATCTAATAGTTCTTTTAAATAATCTACATTTAATGGATTTAAATATAAATAAACTCTTTCAGTATTTGTATTTTGTATTGGGTTTCCACTTTCATCTAATCCTGCAAATAATTTTACATAACCATTAAACCTATATATTTTTTTAGTTTTATCTAATTTGCATAATATCCATCTTCCTTTACCCTCTGCTGTGCTACTTGGGTATGTTATTGTTTCAACATTAAATAATTCTGTTGGATTATGATTTTCTGCATAAGCATCATCATCTCTATACCACTTTTTGTCATAACCATAATTAGAAAATAGAATATCAGAATTTGGATTTTGATTAACATCTGAGATTGCATCTTTTAAACTTGATATAGTATTATCACCACTTAAATCAACCAACACATTATTAGGAAATGTATATCCCATACACAATATTGGTGTTGCATGGGTATGCTCTAATTCAGGTATTATGTTTGCTGATTCAAATAGAAATGTTTGAGGATTAACAAAGTTGCTTTCACCTTTACTTGGATTAAAATATACTTCATAAGGAAAAACAACATAATCATCATCATCAGTTAAATATAAATATGGAAATGGATTAGTATATGTTCCAGTATCTTTACTTGTTCTAAATACTGAACTAACTGGCTGACTATCATGAATCATACCAAGTGATTTATACCCATCATTGTTTTCTAAATTAGTTTGATATACAACACTTGGTGCTTTATCTACTTTACCATAAACCATAGGAACTGGCTTAGATTCATCTAAATCAGATATACCATCTTTAATCTTTTCATCAAGATCTGCTAACTTAGTAGCTGGTAATTGTTTGTCTTTAATATAATCTTGTGTAAAATCTTCTGCTTGTATAGAAATCTTATCACCTGATTGTGATATTCTATTTACTATTCCATAAAACATAATACTACAATCATCATTAGATAACTCTTGTATATTCTTATTTAGGTTTATTTTACTGCATGTAGGTGTTTTATAGTATAAGATAACATATTTACCTATTAAGGAATTTAAATCATTAAATGATACTGAATTTGTTAATTTAGTAACTGCATCATAATAGTTATATAAACTAAATCTGAATGTATTTACTTTTATATTTTTTTGTTCATAATCAATAGAATTTTTAACACTTGATATATTTTGTAGTATCTCTTTTGTTTCTATTGAATTGTCATCTTGGTCTTGTAGAATTAAATTAGAAGTAGAAAAGCTATCTAACAGATTGTATTTATCATCTTCTAACTCTGCAACTATTACTACTGGAATTACAGATAGATTGTTACCTTGTGTGTCATTCTTAAAATTTTGACTAATTAATGCCAATGTCACCACCTAATCTTAAAGATTCTTTAATGTTATCCATAAGTTGATTTTCTACAAAATCTTGTGTCATTATAGGATTATTAAAAGTAACATTAACTCCTCCTCCTTGTGGTCCATCTAAATTAGGATCTGCAAGTGGTGTAACTTGAACTCTTTCAGGTCCACTACCTTCACCAACTAACATCATTTGAGGTCCATCAGTAATAAAATCTGCTCCATATTGTGCTGCTGTTATTTTGTTTTTAGCAAACAATTTATCTATGCTTTCTCCTGCACCTGCTGCCATTAATAAATTTAAAGGAAAGCCTATATGCTTCATAATTTGTTTTATTAAATGTGCTTTTGAACCACTTAAAGCTGCATCTAATTCATTTTTTGCCCCTACAGCAGTTTCTGATGCTCTTATTTTACCATAAGCCTTTTCTATTGCACCTCTTTCATCTTTTGCTTCATTAACTTTTTTTTGTATTACTTCTTCTTCTTTTTCTAATTTATTAATTTCTGTTTGTAATTTTACTTGTTGTGTTAAAAAATCTATTCTTTCTTCTAATGCTTCTCTTTCTTTAGCATTTTTAAATTCTAAATTTGTTAATCTTATACCTTCCCTTGTTCTTTCAAGCCTATCTTCTATTTTACCTTGTTCTACTCTTTCTAATATTATATCTGCTGAATCTTGTAAAACTACTTTATATTTTTCTAATTCTTTGTTTAATTCTTTTTGTGCATCTCCTTGAAATTGCACATCTTCTTGTAGTTTTTTTAATGTTTGTGTTTTTTCTAATTTTTTCATTGTTAGTTCATATTCTTTTGTGTCTATACCAAGTTCTTTCATTTGTCTGACATAAGTTTCTAATTCAGATTCATTAACTTCTTGGAAAAAATCACCTATTGCTTCTGCTGCATTTTTAGTAGCTACTGCAAATGATTTCATAAATGGTTCTAATGCTTCACCTATTCCCTCTTGTGCATCACCAATAGCATTGTTCATTTGTGCCATAGCACCTGCAAGAGTGTCTGTTTGTTGTGTTGCTTGACCACCAAACACATCTGCTAAATTGCCAGTTAATGATTCTAATCTTTCAGTAGATCCAACTGCTCCTACAACTTCAATACCATATCTTGATAAAGCATTTGTAGATGAACCAAGTGTTTTAGATACCAAATCTGCTGCAACTGTTAATTCCATTCCTTTTGCTGCTGCTAAATCAAGTGTTGCTTTTGTTGCTGCTGCAATAGCTGATTCTTCTTCAACAAATGAACCAATTAATGCTTGTGCTTCAATAATTTGTTCATCACCAAACATAGTAACTTGTTGCAATGCTTTTGCTTGGTTTAACAACATATTTGATGTTTTACCAAGTGCTGCTTCTAATTTTTTCTCTGCTAATTCTTGTTTTGCAAATAAATCAATAGATTGTTGAATACCATTTAATAATGCTCTTGTTCCAAAATAAGCTGCTGAGGCTGCAAGTGCTTGTTTTGCAAGTCCTTTTAAACTACCACTTACACCTTGTATTTTTTTCTTGGATTGCTCTGCACCTGTTGCTGTTACCTTAATGTTTACCTTATTATCCATTAGAATCCTTTGCTTTTAAATGGTTTAATTCTTTTTCTATTAACATGAACTCATCAATTATATTTGCTGGTGTTTGTTGTAAAGAGGGATATGGAGGACAACTAAATGATTTACAATAGGTATATTCTTTTATTCTTTTCTGAACATCTTGATCCAATAAATCACTTGTATTGCAGAAAAAGAAATGCTCTGTATATAATGTTTCTCCTATTGAACTAATATTCTTTTGCATTATCTCATCATAACAGGCTTCAAGTTCTGTATAAACATCTTCCATATTTGTAAACATCTTCTGTTTGCCTGTAACTGGACTTAATGCTTTATAAGGAAATCTAAAACCATTATCTCCATTGTTATTTAATCCTCTATAAGAAATGTGAATATTTATTAAAAATATTATTTCTTCACTTTTTTTTTATTGACAAAATTAGAAACACTTATAGCAATAGAAAAGATTTCATCATTAGAATAATTATTAATTTCTTCATCTGACATATCTGTTGCTAATCTAACTATCTCAATAGCTGGACTAAACATACCATCTTTGTTGTTAAAAAACTTATATAAAAGATTATTTAATTCTATTCTTTCTGTTAGATTAAATTCTTTTATATCTAATTTGAAAGGTTTTACACCTTCACCTTTAATATCTATTTTCATTTACCCTTATCCTTTTATTTATATATATATTTATATATAGTAGTTAGCTAACCCTTAACTAACCCTTACTTAACTGTTAAATTAAGCTGCTGTTCCTATTGTAACAACTGGATTTGAAGTTGCAGCAGAATCATAAGTGAATCTTAATGGTATTGTTTGTTTCCAACCATCATCATCATAACTAATCCCTGCTTCATCAACAAATACTTTGCTTCCTGATATTTGAAATACTGTTGTATCTATATCAAGAGCCATACCTGCTACATTATCAATAGCATCATCAACTTCACCATCTCTTTTACAAGTTAATGAACCTGTTACTTCATAGCCACCAACACTATAACCCATTGGTCTAAAATTATTACCTGAATCAAAACCAATTCTATTAACAGGTCTTGCTATATTTAAATCAAAACTATATAACAATAGATCTTCACTATCAAGTGATGTTGTTTGTAAGTCATGCATATTAAACATAGTTGTTTGTGCTGTTAATAGTGTATGTGTTCCACCAGTAAATGTTAAAGCACCTTGTGTTGGAGCATAAGCAGTTTGAAAAGTTGCAGTTCCCATAACTACTCCACCATTTGAACCAATATCACCTGATAATGTAAGTCCTGTGCATAAACAAGATGTAAAATACATATCTACACCTTGTCCATCATGTCCTGCATTTTCAAACCATAATGTTACTGGTGTAGTATTTGATACTCCATGTCTATAATCAACCACAGAAGGCATTGATCCTAATAAAGCATTAGGTGTTGAGCCATCACCAAATAGTGCTAAACATACTCTATCTATTGCTTGAGCAGTTGCATGAAATGTAATAGAAATATCAAACATTCTATCATGTCTTTGCCACTTAACCATATCATCAGATTGTGTAAATGCTCCACTACCTGCTCTTGGAGGTGCTACACTTAATGAGTGTTTTTTAATTTCTGAAAATGAATAATCAGTTACAGGCATTTCTATTGTTACTCCATCAGCTAATGTTGCTGTTCCCATAGTAACCTCTGTTCCAATTACTACACTTGTATTTTGTTTTGTTTGAAATGTTGCACTTTTAGCCATTATTTCTTACCTCCTTTGGTATTTTTTATTTCTGTTAAATGTTTTTTTAAATCTTTTGGAATATCTTTATTCCATTCTATTTCTAAACCATCTTTCAACAATAAATGTGTTGAAGCAGACATTAAAGAATTAAAATTTTTTGTATCATCTAATGCCAAGTAAGATGGTTTTGCTTTGTATTTCATGTCTTATCCTAAGTTATTTAAATGTTCACAACTAAAATTCCAAGATATTGCATAATAATCTTCATATTCTTCTTCTACTTCTATTCCCATTTCATTGCTACCACTTCTTAAATTATAAGCAGTAGTTGAATCTGCTAATGATAATGTTGGATTATCATGTATTAGTGCTTCCAAAATACTTATTTGGTTAAACACATAATCTTGAAATTGTGTATTATTTCTATCTACTAAATAATAAATTATATCTATGTTAAAAATCCTGTGTTCAGAATACTTAGTAACATCACCTTGTTCTGAACCTCTTGGTATTAACCTAATAAATTGATTTGCTTTACTTGTTTCATCAAAACCACTTATTACTGGACATTTCATCTCTGCCCTAATTTTGCTCTTTAAAGCTACTAAAATATTCTTCCAAGTGTTTTTATAGGTAACTGCCATTATCTGCTTAATTCAATAGTAGCATTGCTTTTATTTGTCTGTTTCCTATGGCTACCATATACCTCAACTATCCAATAATCACTTGTATGTGCAGATGTTCCACTAAATCTACCATATAAACCATTATGTATATGTTGTAATCCACCTGTAATCTTTTCTGCACCTGATGTAGCACCTTCTAATTGGTCATTAGATAAATAACTAACAGTAAACTCAGCAGTTCCATAGTTTCCACCAGTAGATATACTTATTTTTAATCTATCATAATGTTCACCTCTGTATTCACCTGCAAGTTCTACTAAATCCATAGAACCATTAGAATCTACTCTATAAGCAATCTTACCATTCTTATCTTTTGCATCTACCTCATGTGATAGTTTAAATAAACCATCATTTAATTTATCTATAATTCCTGTTCTTTCAGGATTTGTTACTAAAGAATAGTAATAATCTGCTTCTTCTGAAGCACCTTCTTTTGCTCTAATTAAATTAGCTGCTGCAATATAACATACTGACTTAATGATAATTGGATCATATTCAGATGTTGCAGAATTAATTGCTGTATCAATATCTATTTGTTTTTGTTTTTCTAAAGGTGTTGAATATCTCATATCAAGATAATTATGTAGTTCTAAAGAAGCATCTACTAATGCTTGTTCTAAGAATGTTGTAAAATCTATACCTGCTTCAAATACTTGTTCATTAATTGTAGTAGAAGAATAATTACTATTATAATATTCTACTTGATTTGTTGCACTTGCATAAAACCATTCACCATTACTATCTACATCACCTGATGTTGATTGTGCTGCTGCTAATTCTTCTCCATTTAGAAAAAGAGTATCTACATATCCTGAATCTCTAAACAAATGTAAATTTCCTGATGTTAAAGTAGGAAATATTTGAACTTTAGAATCAAAGTCATTTACTCTGTTAAAGTATTTTGTTAAATCAGATATACTTGCATATTTAAAGTTTGTAGCCATTAATATCTTGCTCCCCTTCTACCAGTTAAACCTCTTGATGATTTAATCTTTTTACCTGCTCTTTTTATTCTTGTAGATTTTGCCTTGCCTATTTTTGCTCTTTTCATTTTATATGCCATAATTATCCTAACACTATTGCTTCTATTTCTGTATCTTTTACTGGGTTAATACTTCTTGCTTTTATCTCTTGAATTGAATTGTATTCTTGAACAGAATAAGTAATACCACCTGAATGTGCAGAATTAGATTGTCCTCTAACTTTGAACTCTGCTTCAGGTAAACTTGCTACTGTCCATTCACAATGTCCTTTTTCATAATCTACCTTACCAACTACTTTATCTAAGTAAAGCAAATCACCATTACCATTATCAAATATAAATGCTTTTTCATTTAACATATTTACACCTGTAATTGGATCTGTGATTTCTTCTTGTGCTAATGTAGATTTAGGTCCATAAACAATATCATCTGTTGTTCCACCACCATGTTCAGAACCCATTAAATCAGGAACACTACTTGCTAATGCAGGAAAAGCACCTACTCCAAAAGGTGTAGTGCCTGAAACATTACCAATACCTACTATTGTATCTGAATTGTTTGACATTGATTGAACTCTAACATCACCATTATGTATAAATATCTTAACTTTTTTATTAAGTAATCCTGATGATGTTGTATATGATTGTGTATCTAATACTGCTTGTATTTTAGGTAATACTGCATTAGAACTACCTGCAAATGTTGTATCAGAAGCATCTGTTGTAAATGCTATTGCAGTTTCAGTTGATGTTCCATCAAATCCATCATTATGAAACTCATCTACTACAATATGAAATGTATATGCAGTTGAAGCAGCAAGTCCTGTTTCTGTATTAGGTGTAATACCATTTAAACCCCAATCTAAATAACCACCTTCTGTATAAAAAGGTCCTATTGCTACTGATCCTGGAACAAGTCCATCTACTTTAGTATCACTTGTTCTTGCTTTAGAAAAAAAAGCACCTCTTTGCTTAAATCTTCCTTTTTTATCTGACATACATTTGCCATTATCAAATGGTAAGTGTTCATTACCAAAGAAAAAATTAATAGCTGCATCATCTGCATGTGTAGCAGCAGTAGAGCCTAATAAACCTCTTTTAACAACTGCTTTACTTTTAGCCAAGTTTGAACCATCACCTAATGATTCTATTTCCATAATTTCTGTGTCTACTTGTATTAAATCACCTACTTTAAAAAACTTAGAATGTCCATCTTCCATATATAAATCAACTACTGTTACATCACTACCCATATCAGAACTTGTAGCATGATCTAAATCAGCAGTAGAATCTGCATATTCATTAGCACTATTAATACTTAAAGGCTCAGTTGAAATAGCACCATCACTTGCTTTAGCAGCAGATTCATAAGCAGTTCCAACATCAGAAGCATAAGCTAAAACTCTATTATTAGGCAAATACATAAACTCACCAGCAGGTAACAAGAAAGACCAACTTCTAAAACTTGTTGCAGATCCAGGTCCTAAATCAACACTATTATAAACATCAGTATCACTACTATCTTTCCATTCCATAACAGTAATTAATAACTCTGCTGCAATATTACTATTATTCTTTAATAAGATAGCTTTAGCAGAAGCCATTGTGTTTGTTGCTTTAGATGAGCCACCTGATACTAATGTAACAAAAGCATCTGCATTATCTAATTCTTGGTTAATAGAAAAAACATCTGTGTAGTTCTTTGACAAACTACAATCATAAGTCTTTTCTGCTTGTATTGTTAAACTTGTTGTAAATTTTTTATTTGCCATCTTTCTCCTTAACCTGTAATATGATATTTAATTGTTGCATTAATTAGATAATCTGAATTTATTGAATCAGACCTAAATGTAAATAAAACAACTTTACCAGCACTAACATCTGCTGATTGTATTGTCATTTGTTGATAATATGATTGTTCAAAACCATCATTTGTTATATCTGCACCATCTGCTAAAACTACACCATTAGATAAATCACCACTTGTAGCACCATTACTTGAATCTACATCATAACTCATTAAATGACATCTTGTAGTATCACCAGTTGCTGTATCTGCTGCTGACCACCAAACAACTCTGTCTATTGTAATATTATCCATAATAAACCAATAACCACTTGTCAGTTTATGTATTGAACCTGTTGCTGTAACTGATGTATCAGGGTCAGTTCCAGTTCCAATATTATAAAGTGATAAAGCAAAAGAAACACCAAAAGGCAATGCATAATGTTTATTTGGGTCTAAAGCAGCATCATCAGATGAGTGCTGAAAATGTGCATATTGTGTATTAACATGTTCACCATTTGCTTTAACATAATTGTTTGTAGTATCTACTAACAACTTGCTTGTTCCACTTGCATTTTGAACATCTAATGCTGTTGTATTGTTTGTTGCTGATTTAACTTGTAAAGACCTATCAGAAACTTGTAATGCTGTGTTTGATCCATTACCTGTCTTAACTTGTTTTAAAGAAGTAGTAACACCATTGTTATCATTATCTACATAAGCAATGTCTTTGTATGTTTCTGATGGTGATTTTCCTGTTAAACTCATAAATTTTTACCTTTATTGATATTATAATATAACATATTAATTATTTTATGAAACATAAATTATTATTGATTGTTAATCCAATCTATTATTTCATTAATTTTATCTATTAGATTTTTTATTTCAACACCATTAAGAGTAGTGTCTAATTCTTCTGTTTCTTCTGTTGTTTTTGTAATTTTATTTAAAGCCATATTATGAACCCTCTATTATAATTTGATATGCAACTTCAAGATATATGGAAGTGCTGTCATTATCTGTTGTTCTTCTAAATACAGGAACTATTCTATCATCTTTAGCTACTGATACACTTAACCCTGTTTCTTCCCATTTATATTGTATATTTGCTGTCCCTCCTGCAGATTGTGTTGAACCTATTTGTGATGCTGTCCAATTTCCTGCACTTCCAAATGTTGGTTGTGCTAATTTTATTAATGCCCATTCTACTGTATCTGTTGAACTTATGTTACCTGTTACATTCCAACTTGTAACATTCCCTGCTTTTGGTATTGTATTTACTGCTCCATAACTATCTTGCATATTACTTGGTAAGGTTGAACTTCCTGTTGAAAAATACCAATAATAGAAACCTGAACCATAAGTACTATGAGAACACCAATACCAATTATTATACTGACATCTACCTCTACCTTGTTGCATAATATAATACTCTGAACTACCACCTCCTGCTGTTTGCCAAGAGCAAGTACCATCACCATCTTCTCTAAGAAATTTAGTTCCACCAGTTTCACCAGTAGATTTAATTCCTGTTCCTTCTATATCACCTGAAACAACTTCTTTACCATCATATATTAATGTTGAACCTATTTCTACTGTATCTTCAGATATTTTCATAGGTGTTGTTTTACCACCTATTTTTAAAGGCTTTAAATGATTATCTAAATCACTATCATCAGCAAGGGAAACTAAGTTTTTTAGCTTCCCTTGAAAAACATTCTTTAATGCTTTTTTAATTGATGATATTGACATTACTTATACTTCTTTATTATTGGTTTTATTTTCTTCCACAATTCATCATCTTTCTTTGATTTAGTTGTTTTAACAATCAAATCTCCAATAAGAAGAAGAACTGCTACACCACCTTTTTTGGCAATCCATTTACCTAATAATACTTGTAGCATTATTTACCTGCTATTTTCTTAATAAACCCTTTTAATGATGTCCATAGCATATCATCATAAGGTGTTGCTGACAATGCAACTGCTTTATCTAATACTAAAATAACTATTGTTATAATTTCCCAGTTGTTTGTTAATATTTCCATTAATTTAACTCTCCTTTGTCTATTAGTTCTATGTTATTGATCCATGCTTCCACATATTTCAATCTTTCATCTAATTCTTTAAATTGTGTTTCTTTAAATACTGGAGGGTGTGAATCTGTCTTTAAATGTGCTACTATTATTTCAAGATTCTCTATATACTTACCTTGTTTGTTTATAGCCTTCCATAATATATCTATCTGTTTATCTAAAGTCATCTTCATGTAACCACCCTTTTTCTATTAAGATAATTGCTCCAAAGAAAAAAACACAAAATCCTATTGCAAATAAAATTACTTTAATCACTACAATTATCCCATTTCTTTAAATCTAACATTGGTAAAGGTTTCTCAATTACATAATCTTTTAAAGTATCATTTTGTATTGCAACCTTGTTACCACCTTTAATATAAGGCTTTCCATCTGTGCAACCAACCTCATATACAAATAATATTGTCTTCCAAATGCCTACTCTTACTACTCTTGCAGGTCTTGATTCACCATTTATATTTATAATAATAACATCATCAGTATTTAAGTCATCACCTAAAAATACTTTAAGTCCACTTATTGCAGATTCTAAAGTTGTTCTTGCTATTAAAAACACAAACCCAGTTATAATAAGCCAACTGTATTCTCCTAACAAGTTCTCTATAATCTTTGTGTCCATATACTCCTATCATACTATTACTTTAAATATTGTTGTTCCTTGATTAACTTTGCCTAAACTCTTTGCATTGTATGATTCTAAAGAACTATCTATATCATACATATCATCATCATAGTTTTGCAAGTCAATTTTTATTCCATCTCTATTGCCATTCTCATAGAAGATATAACAATTCTGTGATGCTCTACCTGCTAAGTTTAATGCTTTCTCAGAATAATCATTTGCTCCTACCATACTACTGCTTCTACTAAATGTATCACCCACCCTTGCAGAATGTATATGTCCAAAAATAACATAATCTACATTTAACCCTCTTGACTTGTATCTTCCCATTATCTGAGTGATACTTGTGTCAATGCCTTTTTTAATAGAACCATTACCATGTAATAACAATAAATTTTGTCCTGCAACCTCAACTACCATCTCAGTTGGATCACCTTGTATAAAATTAACCTTACTATCTTTAAATATATATTCTAATGTTTTAAATATAGTAAAATCATAATTATCAGAAGCTAACATTTTACTCCAGCCCCAGTCTTTTTTTACTCTTGATTCATTGCCTGTAACTGCTGCAACTGATACATTAAAGTGTTTGTTAAGTTCTAAGATTACTTGTTGAAATATATCTACTGCTAAAAAAGTAGCCTTTGCTCTGTTAGTAGCCATATTAAGTAATTCATCTAACCTTCTATCACTATTTAACAAATCACCAGTCATTGCTACAAGTATATTGCTTATATTTTGTGATTTAAAGAAAGATATTGCCCTTTTAACAAAGTATTTACATCTTTTAGACATAATCTTAAAGTCATACTTATTATGCTCTAAATCAACCAATTCATTTGCATGTACATCACTAAACTGGATAACACCACAAGCCTTGCTTTTTTGTTTATGTGATTTAGTTAGTTTACTTAACTTATAATTGTCAAAAATCTCTTGTAATTTGTAATTGTATTTAGATACTGCATTTTCTATTCTTGCATATTCTCTAAATGCTTTTCTTTCAATTCTGTTTAGATCTTGTAGTGATTGTTTTTGTTTTGCTAATTTTACATTTGATGTAATTATGTCTACATCATCAGGTGATAGTGGATATACTGTCTTATGTTGGCATTTCTTACATTTATACCTTTGTTTCCCTCTGTGCCAACCCTCTTTTACCAATTGTAAACTGAAGCAATTAGGACAAACAAGTTCCATATATTTATTCCTTTATAAAATACCCTAAAACACTTGCAATCACAAATGTAATTGCAGTTCCTACTCCCATAATCTTTTGTATAGCAGATTCTGTTTTACCTACTCTGCCATTTAATTTTTCTAAATGTTTATAGTTTGCATCAACTTTTTCTTTAATGTATTCAAGATGAGTAAGAACCACCTCTGTGTCTTTTTTATTCATAGACTTCTTATAACCTCACTTAGTTCTTTTGCCCTTCTTGGTGTTTGTTTTGCCCATAAAGAATCTAACATTTCTACTGATGCTTCTTCATATTGTTCTGTTTCTAATAAATATATTGTCTTTTTAAATTTACTAAAGCCTGATATACCAAGCTGGTAACACATATTAATAACTACTTCTTTAGCTTCTTGTGGTGCAGAATGATACCAATCAAATTTCTTACTTATCTTAGATTCTAATTGAGCAATCTTTCTGATCAATATCTTATCTGCCATATCTTCATCTATTTCTAAGTCCTTAATAGCAAAGCCATATCCTATTGTATCATAACCTTGTGTGCATTGATATACTGTGGACCTAAATCCTTCATGCTCTTTGATTTTATCTAATAAACTCATTCTTCTGAAGAAGTCCAATCACTCTTAGCAAGTTCTTCTAATATCTCACTATGATTGTAAGTAGTTAGTCCATCAAAACAACTTGGAGTATCACCTTCAAACTTTAATATAGCTTTACTGCCATCTAATGTTTTTCTTAGTGTATCCATAGATGATTGTATTGCACTATCTATCATTTCATCTGTTATATCAGATACATTTACTATAACCCATTTTCTATTAGAATAATCCATTATGGTGTATCTCCTTCAAAGTCATTAATTCCCATATTAGTCATTAAACCTGAATTGTTTGTTATTTTTTGCATCTTAAAATTAGTAACATTACAATCAACATCTTCAACTGCTCTAAATCCTACATATATAGTTGTAGTTTGTGGTTGCACATAAAAAACATACTTACCTGCACTTGTTACACTTCCATCATAAGTAGAACTATTTAAAGCATTGTTGGGACTAAGTTTAAACATTAATTTATTATTAGCACTTGGAATAGTTGTTCCTGCTACATCAAAAGAAACTTTATATGTATCATCTGTAGCCACAGTTAAAGAGTTTGACCTTACATTATCAGTTCCACTATCATTATTTATCATTGAAGTTATATTTGTGCCTGTAGCATTAAGTGTATTAAATCCTGCTGAAGCATTTGTCCAAGATGTTACAATGCTACTTTCTAATTTACTATTATGGCTTTGTATTAATCCATTTTCTTTAGAATCAAATCCATCTAAAGAACCATCACCCATTCTCCACCAACCCTGTAAATTGCCTGATGCTACACCTTCTTTGTGATTGTAAGGTTCTCTACCATTGTATATGGTTTTAACTTGATTGGCAGTTAATGCTGAGCTATACAAAGCAACTTCTGATATATTGCCATTAAAATAGTTACTTGGAGAAGTATGACTTCTTGCTGCAATTCTTGGAACAGCAGAGCCTGATACATTTATTGTTTCTCCTGATGTATCTGCTGTTTCAACTGAAACACCATTTAAATAAATAGTACTTGTGCTTCCATCATTTGTGCAAACAACATGAGACCACTGATTTAAATCTAATTTAGTATT